GGCCAACTCCAGGCCGGAGACGCCCTAACGGGTGTTAATGTTAACTTAAAATACCCCAAATTCACCTTTGACTACGCACGGCGCGTTGGCTACGGAATATCGACTGAGGCCGGAATTGGGGGCGATACTCCCATTTATTCGGCTAGTTTTGATATAACTATCAACCAGCAAGACTATGATTTACAACAGATTGTTTCTGCATCGGCCGTAGCGGGGGCTTTTGGCCTCCCCAACCCTGTAGGAAATAAGAAAATAAATATAACTAAAGTTTATTATAAGACCCCTCAATCGATGTGGAGATTCTATGGATATTATGGGGGCTTAAATACAGTAGGAGACTTGGCTAGCTACGGGCAATATTCCGACGATAGTACTTTTCAATTAATACCAGTTTGGCAAAATAAAGCTCAGGCCATGGCCTTTGAGGACGCCATATACACACGCAACTCTCAGTGGTCTTATGAGATTAAGAACAACCATATTCGTATTTTTCCTAACCCTGTCATGGTAATGCCTAAATCATATTGGATAGACTTTTTTGTAGTGACGGTGCCGTGGGAAGAGCAAACGGATAGAACCACGGGGGTAGAAGGGATTAACAACGCCAATACTTTGCCTTTTGAAAACGTTCCATATCAAAATATTAATTCAATTGGAAAACAGTGGATAAGGCGTTTCGGCCTGGCCTTGTGCAAAGAAATGCTAGGAAACATTCGTAGTAAATTTACCACTATCCCCATTCCCGGAGATGCTGTTACTTTAGATGGCCCCGCATTGATAACGCAAGGCCAGACCGAACAAGAAAACCTAAGAGAAGAATTAAAAACCTTTCTAGATGAAGTGACTTATAAACAATTAGCTGTCGATGATGCTGAATTGGTCGATGCAGTGAACATTGTGCAACAAAAAATACCCATGCTGATCTATACAGGATAAAGATAAATGTCGGATACAAATAAATGGAAACAGCCTGCCCAACCGCCCCCTCCGTTGTTTTTAGGGGAGAAGGAGCGCAACTTAGTAAAGCAAGTCAACGATGAACTCATTGAGCGTGTCATCGGGCAGCAAGTTTTATATTACCCCATTAGCGTTGAGACGACTAATTTTCATCCTTTGTATGGAGAAGCAGTAGAAAAAAACTTTTTAGTGCCCATAAGAGTGTATGCTCTGGTATTGTGGGAAGGTTATGTTACCACCACTACGGGCCTCGGCATTGACCGACGATTATCCATTGTTGTAAAATTTCATCGGCGGCGATTAACGGAGGACCAAAATTTATATGTCCGCGAAGGGGACTTTCTTTTATACGGCCAGGATTATTTCGAAATCGTCTCGCTCGATAATCCTAGACATATTTTTGGCCAAGGTCAAGATGGGTGGGAAAGAATGTTAAGCACCCAAGCGAAATGTATTAAAGCACGAGAGGGAATGTTTGATGCCACTTAATGGTGATTATTTAGACTATACTTATAGCTCCCAGACCGGAATTGAAAACGCCAACGGGATTATTAATGTTCATGAAATACAGCCTTCCACGTTGGAAACGATTGATTACGCATTTTATGATTTTGTTAATGATTATATGAATTTGAGAGCCTATACGAATAAAGGATGGAAAAGGGTTCCTATTATTTGGGCTTCGTCCGAACGTGCATACTTTGCTAAAAGAAGCAAAGAGTTGCGCGATTTGGATGGAACTTTAATTTTGCCTATTATTAGTATCGAACGGACCACCGTTTCCAAAAGCCTGACGCGAAAAGGAGCTTATTATGGCGGCGCGGGCAATTTTATGGACCCTAAACACGGAGGGCGCATCGCGGTAGCTCGGAAAATCGTAGCGGATAAAACGACTAATTTTGCAGCTGCCGACAACATTAAAAAGTTTGGAGATGTGAATCGGACACCAGGACGGCAGCCCTACTACCCCCTTAAAAATAAAAAAGTAGTGTATGAAACAATTTCAGTGCCTATTCCGGTCTACCTTTCGATGAACTATGTTGTGACCATTCGTACTGAATACGTTCAACAGATGAACCAGCTCACTCAACCTTTTGCGACGTTAGGGGGCCATATTAATTCTTTTTTAATCAAACGAGAGGGCCATCGGTATGAAACTTTCATGCAATCAGATTTAAATTTAAATAATAATGCTTCCGACTTGGGAGATGATGAACGCAATTATCAAACCTCCATTACTTTCGAAGTATTAGGGTATGTCATGGGAGAAGGGCTCAATGGAGAGCGGCCAAAAATTATAAAAAGACAAAATGCTGTCGAAGTAAAAATACCTCGTGAACACGTAATCGTCGGCGACATTCCAGATTACATTGATTCAAGAGGATTTTATAGGGAATAATAACTAATTAATAAAGAAAACTGTTTCCATAAGGAGAATCGAACTAATGCCTGCTGATAAATATAAATTCATTTCGCCGGGAGTTTTTATCCACGAGATAGACAATACCGGTCTCACAGCGACTGCCGAAGATATTGGGCCCGTTTTGATTGGGCGCGCCGAAAAAGGCCCCATTTTAAAACCAATTACAGTATCTTCATATGCAGACTTTGTTAATACATTTGGGAACCCTGTACCAGGAGGGCAAGGAGGGGACATTTCTCGCGATGGGAATTATACGGCACCGACATACGCCCCCTATGCAGCGCAAGCATGGTTTAGAAATAATCCTACAGTTACCTACGTGAGGCTCGGAGGACAAGAGCATGTCGATGCGTCGCCAGGCGGCCAAGCTGGCTGGCGTACTCACGTTCTTACAGCCTCCCCAGATCCAACCGTCGGTGGCCCGGCCATCCCGGCCGCAAACGGGGGCGCCTGGGGTCTTTTTGTAGCTGATTCTGCCTCCTTTAATCTAGGCGCCACAGTGACAGGCACTCTGGCAGCTGTATGGTATTTAGATCAAGATCTTCTAATTGGACTTTCAGGCACTTTTATTAGTGGCACTACCCCAGGACTGGATGGACCTGAGACCAAAGGCACGAGTCTCATGATTAAATCGGTGGGATTCCAACAGTTTAAAGTTGTTCTTTCGGGCGCCCAAGGCACTCTTGTAGACACAAAATTTGATTTTACGCCGACAAGTGATATTTTCATTCGCAAAGTTTTCAATACCAACCCTGGTTTGACTAATAATAATGTGACCACGGACGTTACTTCTTATTGGCTCGGGGAATCATATGAGGGCGCTGTGCGCAACCAATTAACGGCCTCCAGTCATATAGGAGTAATTTTGAAATTACGCGATAGTCTGGGAAATCAGGGTGGAAATTTTCAAAAAGATTATTCTAATGCCCAATCTGGTTGGTTTTTTGCTCAAGACTTAAATGTCGGAGCCTCCGCCACGGGCAGCTACGACCCTTCACAAATGCAAACGTTGTTTAAAGTAATTGCCCGCAACAGCGGCGACTGGGCGGCGCGAAATCTTAAAGTCTCCATTCAAGATCTTAAGCGATCTTCAAATGTTTTCGATAAGTATGGCTCTTTTACGGTTGCGTTGCGAAAGATTGACGATACGGATAATAGAGTAGAATACGTGGAACAATTTAACAATTGCACTTTGAATCCAAACTCAGAAAATTTCATTGGACGTAAAATTGGCGATAGGCATGTTGTGTGGGATGATGAAAATCGCAATTATAGAGAATATGGTGATTATCCCAATATGTCGCAATATATTCGTGTGGAAATAAACGAGTCAGTTAAAAAAGGCGATACCGAGGCGGAGTTTCTTCCCTTTGGTGTACGCGGACCTTTGATTTTTAATTCGTTTGATGATCGCACCTCCAATACTAACCCCACTTTTGTGAGCGGCAATATTGATGATACTGGTTTGCATCGCGTGAGTACTTTTATTTCTGGTGCTACGGGCGGAAATGGAATCGGTGTCAATGCGGCAAGCTGTTCCTTTGAATTTCCTAAATTGCGTTTAAGAATATCGGGGTCTGAGGGAGACCCTACGGATCCACGCAATGTATTTTTTGGAGTGGACACGACGTTTGGGAACGGTTCGCGATTTGACGAAAGTGTACTAGACCATTTAAAGATTAAACCAGTGGGCATTACAGTTCCTGGTGCACCAGACGTGACTATTCCCGGCACCTCTAGTATTTCTTATTTCTTTACGCTGGATGATATGTGTAATACTTCAACGAACCTTACAGGAACTAATGTTTACTTGTCCGGTTCCCGCGCCACTGATAAAACTAGCGGCGACTTGTTGGGCGATCTTACGTATGATCGCGGAACGGGTTCTTATGTACGAGTATTAGAGGATGCGGGTGTCACTCGTTTTACAACCGTCTTTTTTGGAGGGTTTGATGGATTAAATGTTAAAGAGGCAGAACCGTTTAGAAATAGCCTCTTAGACGCTGCAACGGGCCCGAAAACGAGCTACGCTTTTAATTCTATTCAAGTTGCTATTGATTCATTGAGGGATCCGGAAGTGGTGGATTATAACTTAGCCGCCATGCCAGGGATTCAAAATAATACCTTAAATAGAACTTTAATTGATATGTGTGAGCAGCGGGGTGACGCACTAGCAGTCATCGATTTGAAAGACGATTACACTTCTGAATATGAAAGCACCAACTCGGCGGCTAGCCGCCTTCCCAATGTGGATTTGGCCATTTTAAATCTGAGAAACAATTTGGCGGTCAACTCCAGTTATGGAGTAGCTTATTTCCCATGGGTACAAATTCGGGATTTGATAACCGGCCAGTTTGTATGGATTCCTCCATCGGTGGCGGCCATCGGTGCCATGTCCTATGGCCAAAAAAGCTCGGAATTATGGTTCGCGCCCGCGGGATTCACCCGTGGAGGCTTATCGAGTGGGAACGCTGGAATACCTGTAGTGGGTGTAAGGAAAAGATTAACTTCTAAAGAGAGAGATAAGCTTTACGATGCGAATATCAACCCCATTGCTCAATTCCCGGCAGAAGGCATTGTAATATTTGGCCAAAAGACACTTCAGGCTACTCATTCCGCCCTAGACCGCATTAATGTGCGCAGGCTTTTGATATTCTTGAAGAGGCGCATCTCAGCTTTTGCTTCAACATTATTGTTTGATCAAAATGTACGTACCACGTGGAATCGTTTTAGAGGGGTGGTTGAGCCATTTCTCGCTTCAGTCCAAGCTCGATTAGGCATTACTAATTTTAAAATGGTTTTGGATGAGACGACCACGACGCCCGATTTGATTGATAGAAACATTTTGTATGCTAAGATTTATATTAAACCGGCGCGCTCGATTGAATTTATTGCTATTGACTTTATTTTAACGGACTCTGGTGCAGCCTTTGAAGACTAAGCTTCGGAGGCCCAGACCCCTAAAAAAGGATAGTTAAAAAATGCCTGCTGACAAATATAAATTTATCTCGCCCGGAGTGTTTTTACACGAAATCGATAATACGGGACGCCCCCAGAGCCCGGGCGATGTGGGACCAGCGCTTATTGGCCGTTCGCCAAAAGGCCCCATTTTAAAGCCCATTAAAATTAATTCTTATGCAGATTTTATTACTACTTTTGGCGAGCCTGTCCCGGGAGCTAAAGGAGGGGACATTTCTCGCGACGGTAATTATACTGCTCCCACATATGCTCCTTATGCAGCACAAGCATGGTTTAGGAATAGTTCTCCACTAACTTATGTAAGGCTCGGAGGACAAGCCCACGAAGATGCAGCAGCAGGCGGCGAAGCAGGTTGGCGTACCACAAACACAGCTTATACGACCAATGACGCCACTAACGGGGGCGCATATAGCCTTTTTGTTGCTGATTGCCCATCGGTAACGTATATGAGCGGGGCGCTTACTGCTTCTAATGCCACGATTGTGGCGGATTCATTTATTCAATTTACCGGTGCCTTTGGCAACATGCGCCAAGTTAGTTGTTCGATGGAGGATCCCCCCGTTATTAACCAGTTTCAATTTGTCACGGGCGCTGCGGGCCTCCATGACAATGCGGGGCTAGCCGCCAATATTGTTGCATCTATCAATCATGCCGATGCCGGTGGCGGCCTTTCTCAGATTGTTTCGGCGTCGGTAAGTGTCGACGGCTTTTCGAAAACCCCCCCAGCGTTGGTCCAGTTTGACGTTATCACAGGAGGATTGCCCAGTTTATTCCCTGTGGTAGAGGTAACAAGTTCCCCCGGGGGCTTCTCCACCGGAATTGAAATAGCTAGGAGTGTGGCCGCAGAAGGCTGGTTTGTCCCAGCCGGTGGCCCCATGGGATTATCAGGTGCTTTTAGCGCTGTTACTGGTTGCCTCGCGGCAACGTGGTATTTAGATGAAAATTTATTTATTGGGCTTTCCGGGACATACTCAATGAACGGAGGGCCAACTGTTGGAAGCAGTATTTACATTGATTCAGTGGGATTTCGTTCCTTTAACGTGCAAATTGCGGGCCCTCTCCTGACGCCGCTAGCTGCTCATAGCGATTTTAGTTTTACTTCTACAGATAGTAAATATATTCGCCAAGTTTTTAATACTAATCCCACTTTAGCTAATCCTTTTGTAACTACAACAGTTACGGACTATTGGCTGGGGGAATCCTATGAAGGTATGGTTAACCAAGTCCTGCAAGGGACGTCGGATAGTAGCAGGCCGCAGCATATTGGCGTTATTCTTCCCATGCGAAATGCGGCAAACTTTGGCGGCAATTTTGAAAAGTCTTATCAAAATGCGGAAACAGGGTGGTTTTTCTCTCAAGACATGGCCATCGGAGAGGCAGCGACGGCAAGTTATGATCCGGCCCAAATGCAACGTTTGTTTAAATTAGTGGCGCGGAACAGCGGAGATTGGGTAGCGCGCAATTTTAAAGTGTCTATTAAAGATCTCAAACGTTCTTCAAATGTTTTCGATAAGTATGGCTCTTTTACGGTGGCGCTGCGCAAAATGGACGATACGGATAATCGTGTAGATTTTGTAGAGCAATTTAATAATTGTACTTTAAATCCTCATTCCGAAAACTTTATTGGACGTAAAATTGGAGACAGGTTCGTAGACTGGAACGAGGAAGATCGTGCCTATACGGAGTTTGGCGATTACCCGAATATGTCACAGTACGTTCGAGTAGAATTGCCTGAGATTGTTAAAAAGGGAGATACGGATCCCCGACTGCTGCCTTTTGGTGTACGTGGGCCACTCCGATTTGCAAGCTTCCAAGATCTCACAGGGAATCAGATGCCTTCATTTGTAAGTGGAAACTTTGATGACACCAGCATCCATATTGGCATTAAGACCTTCATCACCGGTGCCACTAATGGAGCAATTCAATTTGATTTTCCTCTCTTGCGCATGCGTATTTCCGCCTCAGAAGGAAATCCAACGGATCTGCGTAATACTTATTTTGGGGTAGACACGACTTTTGGGAGCGGCGAGCGATTAGAAGAAAGCGTGGTGGACCATTTGAAAATCAAGCCTTTTGGGATTAGTGATTTTAATGCATCGACTTCTGACAGTTCTAGTGTTTCTTATTTCTTTACTCTGGATGATATGTGCAATACCGCAACCACCCTTACCGGCACTAATGTTTACATATCGGGTTCTCGCAACGGTATAGATAGGGGGAATCTTGAATATGTTCGCGGGACCGGCTCGTATGTCAGGGTCCTAGAAGGTGCCGGGGTTGATCGCTTCACTACCGTGTTCTTTGGGGGCTTTGATGGTTTAAATATTAAAGAGGCAGAGCCTTTTAGCAATCGTTTATTGGACGGCGCCACTCCTAAAACAAGTTATGAATTTAATTCCGTACAGGTGGCAATTGACTCTTTAAAAGATCCCGAAGTTGTACAATATGATTTAGCCGCGATGCCCGGTATCAAGAATAATACATTGAATAGATCTTTGGTGGATCTATGTGAATCGCGCGGGGATGCACTGGCCATCATTGATATTAAGCATGCTTATGATTCAGCGTATGAAAATGTGTTCTCCGATAGCGCGCGCCATCCCAACGTCAACGCAGCTATTTTAGACGTTAGAAACAATTTAGCGATTAATTCCAGTTATGGCGCAACTTATTTTCCATGGGTCCAGATTAGCGATATAACTAATGGACAATTAGTATGGGTGCCTCCTTCTGTGGTGGCTTTAGGGGCTATATCTGCAGCGCAGAAGGCATCCGAACTATGGTTTGCCCCTGCAGGCTATAGCCGGGGAAGCTTGTCGAATGGCCAAGCGGGTATTCCCGTACGGTCTGCGCGTATGACTTTGACATCTCAAGAGCGCGACAAGCTTTACGCGGCAGATATCAACCCCATTGCGACTTTTCCCAAAGAGGGCATTGTGATCTTTGGTCAAAAGACATTAAAAGCGAATCAATCCGCTTTAGATAGAATTAATGTACGCAGACTTCTTATTTTCTTAAAGCGCCGCGTTTCTCATTTTGCCGCAACGCTCCTCTTTTCTCCTAATGTACGTACGACTTGGAATAGGTTTAGAGGGACTGTCGAACCGTTTTTGGCCGGGGTCCAAGCACGCTTAGGGATTGCGGAATTTGAATTAACTCTCGATGAAACAACCACGACACCCGAGTTAGTAGCCAGAAATATTATGTATGCCAAACTTTATATTAAGCCCGTTCGTGCGATTGAGTTTATTGCAATCGATTTTATTTTGACAGATTCTGGTGCCGCCTTTGAAGATTAAAAGATGAAAAAAATGTTTTATACTATTTATAATAAGGAGAACAAGACTAATGGCTGATAATTTTTGGAGCAACCCCAATGTGGAACCCAAGCGTTCGTTTCGATGGCTCTTTACAATGGGGCAGGGAACGGATGGGAATCAAATTGAAAGCTTTTTTGTGAAATCGGTAAAGAAGCCTTCCTTCACGATCAATGAGATTGAACATCAATATGTGGGCCATCGGTTTTATTATCCCGGGCGTGTTACGTGGAATGCATGTGATGTGACTTTTGTGGATCCCGTGGCGCCGGATACATCTGCTATTCTTTCAAATATGTTTGTGGCGGGCGGATATAAAAGTCCGGTGACAGAAATAGCCGCTCAGTTTTCTTTAAGCAAAGGCAAATTT